CATATACTGCTCTACGACATAGTTCAAATAACCATCAACTTTCTCAACAAGAGCTTCTTTAAACTCTACTAATTGAGTAGCTGTTTGCTCTTCTAATTTAGAAGTAACCTTATCCATCTCGTTGTTAACACGAGCGATAACGGCGGCTTCGAAAATCGAAGTAGCTTTTGTTCTGAATTCTTCGGAAAGATCTTCACCGAAGATAGCATCTAGTTGAGATTTAATATCCACTGTTGCTTCTTCAATAGTCTCACCGTCTTCTTCTGTCTCTTCCATTGCTTGTGTCTTTACAGACTTAGCATCGCCCTTCATGGGCAAAGGATTAACTTCTTTAGAAGCTTTAGCTGCAACAGAGTTCTTACCCAATGCATCTGAAACTTCATCGAAGTCAGCTTTCTTGGAAGACCCTTGCATAGGCTGGGTTGTGTCGCCTTGACCTGAACCTTGACCTGACTTTGAAGTATCTTTAGTTGTATTAACGGAAATTTTACCATCCGTTGCAACTGCTGTCTCTGAAGCGGCTGCTTCTGTCAATTGCTCAGCACCGCTTGCGCGCTCTAGCAATTGTTTAATTTTGTTCTCTACTGACATCCTTGGTCTCCTAAGAGTATGTTTAACGTTTATATTTATATAAATTAATTACTTGATAGATCGTAAGAACTGTTCAAATACTTGTAATTTCACTTTATTTAGGTCTGCTTTAGATGCCTTCCTAATGGTATTTTGTGCTTGTTCAATTTGTACTGCTTTCCAAACACCGTTCTCCAAAATCCATTCAGCTGATTCCATAATACCTTGCACAAAAGCGTCTGGGGCAGAAGGATCAGCAACAATATCAACCGTAGCTAAATGAAAGTCATCTTGAACTTCATTAACGCCTTCTTTATTTAACTTAACAGAACCTAGACCTCTAGACGATACCCCGAGTCTAACGCCTTCTTCAATAAAGTTTTTTGCAATTTTACCCATTGGGGTATCTAAGATTTTAGCTTTACCGTAAATATCATTACCTTCAAACTTTAAATTAGTAATCATATGTGATACTTGATTTAAGTTAATAGAAGGATTTGGGGGGTGACCTAATTCACCCAGTGAACGTTTTTCATTGATAAGTTCTTGGTATTTTTGAACTTCGCGTTCCATAATACCCATACCATAGATACGACCATTGCGGTTAGGTTTCTCTGCTTGCATGAAGATTCCTTCGATGTAAACAGATTTTGTCCCGTCTTCTTTTTTTTCTGTCAGGAATTTTACATCCTGATTCATTTCTGTAATAAGTTTCATTATCGATCCGGTTGTTGTAAGATTTGACGATCAGGATCATTAAAGCCTGAACCTTTAGTAAACTGTAAAATAACAGAACTATTACCTGTACCGGTCTGAATTGTAACGTTAGCATGAGCTTGTTCATCAAATACAACACCCAAGTCTCTTGAAAGGCTAATTGAACCTTGACCGGCACTCATGGTAAATATAATATTACCGTTTCTAATAATTTGCGCAGAGTTTTGAACATCATATGTAATATCAGAAATAGTCCAGAACAAGTTACCTGCAGACGTCAAAGGAATAGTCTGGTCTGCATACTTTATATCAGTATATGTAATGATTGCTGAGTTAGCATCATTGGCTACGACCTTGGCTGCTGCCTGTCGTCTAGTATTTTTTAAAATATATTTGAAAATGGCCATTTTTTATTCTTCTTTATTTGATTGCATGTAATCTCTTACAGTACTCATGTAATCAGCACTTAAAGTAATTTTACTTTGTACCCATTCGGCAATGTTAGTATTATCTTCTAACATATCATGAACGGTTTGTGCGTTAGCAATAATGGATCTCAATTGAGATTTAGCCATATCACCTTCATAATCGTACTCATGAGGGTCTCGAGCTTCAGCTACTTTTTTAGCTGTCTTAGTTGCAATAGCCATTTTCATACCCATGGGCATACCTGGGTTATCTTTTTCAATAGCCTTAGCAACTTCTTCCCGCTTCTTTAATTCAGCTGGAGTAAGATGTTTTTCTTCTAACTTATTCCTCAGATGGAACAGGTTCATCTTCTTCTTCCTGGTTATAGAGTGACTGGGCAAGCTCGACTTTTTTTGCATCTAAAGCGTCAGTTAATTTATTTGAAATAGCTGATTCAAAACCAGTCTTTGCATCTGTATTGTTTCCATCAATGATATCATCAATCATCTTGTTAATAATTTCTGTTGTATCCACAATAATCTCCTTAATAATATATTATTTATTACCTTTGAGCACCGTTATTTTCTCGACTCATATCGATAGCTTGATCGGCCCCTGGCATACCTGGTTGAATTTCAACCGGCTCCTGTTCGTTTTCCTTAGCAATAGATTCAATTTCGTCAGATGACATCTTAAGAATATTTCTTCGGATATAATCTTTACTGTAGTATATACCTACATAAGGAGACATTTGATTTAAAAGATCAACCCTGTTTCTAAGATTTTCTGCATCTTTCATCTCTTGATAATACTGATCCTGGGCATACTTATAGTCAATCTTTGATTTAATACTTGACCAGTCCTCAGGGGTAATAATACCCTTCAATACCAATTGTGTCTCTAACAAATCGTCAAATAGTGCGTTAAACTTCCTACGCAGACGACTAATAAATTTTGCAAACTTAATCTCATCATTAGAGATTTCAGCCTGTCTACCGAAGTTAAAGCCAGAATTCTGTTGAAATCTAGATAACGGAATATTTAACGACTGATATACCTTATTCTGAAAATACTCAATGTCAGCAATTTGACCTAAGTTTTCTCCACCAGGTAATGTTGTAATCTCCGTACCCCGTCCACCTTCGCGTCTAGGTAACCAAAAATCTTCCAACATAGTCATAAACTTACGATCATCCTTGATCTCACCAGTAGTAGAGTCATAGATAATCTTATTACGGTACCGAGCTATAATGTCTTTCATGTACTGCTCGGCCTTTAACTTAGGTAAATTACCTACGTCAATATAAAATATTCTTCTCTCCGGTGCTCTACTCAAACGGTAGATAACCAATGAGTCTGCCATCATCTTCAACTGATTAGTTGGCTTGATAGCTTTATTTAAATAACCTAACACCACGTTTCTATCTAAATCTAAAAGACCAGATGGAACAAACGTAATTGTATCGGTTGCAATCTTAATACCGTTATTATTATTAGGATTAGTTCCTGCAGTATAGTTTAAGCCTTTTTCATTATAGATAAAAAATTCATCTATTGACTTAATAACCTCTACCCCTGAAGGTAACTTATCTTTTTTAACTTCTCGTACTTTTCTAATTTTACGAGGATCTACGTATCTTAGTTCCTGAATACCTTGTTTAGGTTGTGCAGGGTTAATAACTTTTTGATAGTACAAACGACCGTCAATATACCAACGTCTGAAGATGTCATGAGCTTTATCTTTAAAGTCCAACATAGAAACAACTTCGTCAAACTCATCCCGAATTTTATTCTTTATACTATCAGAAAGTTCCAGTTTCTCTAAATCTAAAGAGACTGGATCTTCACTGTCCACAGCTGCAATTGCTTCTGTGACGATTTCTTCAATAGCATTATCAACATCTGGGTATGTTGAGATGTCTCTATAACGAGAAATCAGTTCACTTTCTGAGCGAGCTGAAGCATCTATATCCACATATGTGCCGAAATATCCTCCAGCCGATACTGTTGATGTACCATCTTCGGAAACCGGAGTTATAAAAGATTGACTTTTTAACTCCGATTGCTTATCTTCACGACCAATAGTAAAACCAAATAGATTAATTGCCATTATGTATTATTTTTCAAAAATTAACGATTAAAAATACCGCCAATGTTTACAATGCTACCAGCTGGGTTATTAGCGGTTGTAAAATGTTGGTACTGGAATGTTACTGTGAATGATGAAATTTGATCGTTAGCACCAAAGTCTAATGCAACTGGAGACAAGTCTACAGGAAATGAATTAACAATGTTGTATGATTTTAAAGCG